ACCCAGAGGAACAACCTGAGGGATAACAAAAGAGGGGGAAACCCCTCTAATTTATTTATAAAAGGGGTGGATAATAATGCTAGAAAAAGTTAAGGAATATTTGAAAATAGACACCAATGCAGAAGATAATTATTTGAATTCGTTAATATTAGCAACAGAACAATACGTGTCATCAGGACTAGACAATGATAACAATAAGAATTCGGCACTATTTGAGAATGCACAATTAATGCTAATTGGGATGCTGTATAACAATCGTGGTTTGACAGAGGGCAAAGAGAATACAACATTAAAACTAATATTTAATGCCATAATGTTGAAGTTAAAAACAAGTGAGGATATAGAAAATGGAATTAGCACAAATGAAGAATAGGATAACACCAGTGCAAAGGAAAAGCATTATAAATAAAAATGGATTCCAGGGAAATGAGTTCGTAGACCTAAAAGAAATATGGTCAAAAGTAGAGCAAGTAAAAATAACCGAAAGAATTCAAAGTTCCAACGAGAAAATACCAGATGAAAAAAGATTCATTATAAGAAAAAGTGCCGAACCTAATATAGATATAAATGATTTGTTTATAAAATACAAAAATAAACTATATGAGGCAATAGGCTATGAAACCTTTAATTCGTTAGAAGATTTTACAAGCATAATAGCGAGAGAATGCGACAATGAGTGTAAAGATAACAACTGAAGGAATTGATGAATTACGAAATGAACTTTTGAAACTAGGTAGTAAGGCAGATGGAATAATAGATAATGCATTAATGGAAGCGGCAAAACCTATTCGAGATGAAATGCAAAATAACATTAACAAAAGTAAATTAAACAAGAAACACTTGAAAGACAATATTCCTATAAATAAAGAACCAACAATAGATGGCAACCATGCAGTAAGTGTTGGATGGACTAAAGAGGATAACTCGGAATTCTTTTATTCAAAATATTTAGAATGGGGAACAAGTAAAATGGATGCTAAACCATTTATGCAGCCTGCAATAGATAAGAAAGAAAAAAAGGCATACGAGATACTTATAGATGAAATAACAAAGGGGTTAGGAATATGAATGATATAGTTATGGATACATTAAAAGGATTAAATATACCAATACAATTTCAAGTTTATACAGGAAAAGAAAAGACCTACATAACATTTTTTGAATACAACATGCAAAACGAAGAATATTCGGAAGATGAAATTGAGGTCGAGGGTTATTATTTTCAGATAGATATTTGGTCGGTGGAAGATTACACCGAACTAGTAAAAAAGACAAAGAAATTATTAGAAGCCAACAATTTCAGATTTATAGATCAGGAAGATTTATATGAAAAAGATACAAAAATATTTCATAAAGGGTTAAGGTACTGGATACCTAACTATAGATAAGGGGGAATTAAATTATGCCAAGACAAATTGGATTAAGAGATATTCACATAGCACTATTAAAAACAGATACAGAGGAAGAAACTACTTATGATGCAGTAGAGAAATTAGAAAGAGCAATAACTGCAAAACTAACACCAAAGTCAAGTAGTGAAAAAGTATATTCAGATGATGAGGTGGAAGAAATACTTTCTAAATTTGATAGTTGCGACATAGAAGTTGAAACAAACCAATTAACATTAAAATCTAGAGCCAAACTACAAGGAGCAGAATTAGTTAATGGGGAACTTATAGAAAGAAGCACAGATGTAGCACCAGAAGTAGCCATAGGATTTAGGTCTAAAAAATCAAATGGCAAGTACAAATATGTGTGGCTATATAAAGGTAAATTCGAACTAGTGGAAGATGAGTATGCAACCGAAACAGATAAAATAGAGTCAAAAACACCTAAATTAAAAGGAACATTCTATTCAAGAAATTCAGATAATGCATGGAGAATAACATTAGATGAAGATGAAGAAGGCACAGACCAAACAAGAAAAGACAACTGGTTTAAAACAGTTCCAGCATTACCAACAGGAGCAAAAGGGTAGGTGTAAGTTATGTTTGAGACAGTAGAACAGGTAGGAATAGGGCATCCAGATAAAGTGGCAGATAGAATATCAGATTCTATATTAGATGAGTTACTAAAGCAAGATGCCAATTCTCGAGTTGCTGTTGAAACACTTATAAAAGATGAAAAAGTAGTGGTGGCTGGGGAAATAACCAGCACCGCTACAATTGATATTTATAAGATAGTAGAGTCAGCATTCGTAGAAGCAGGATATGATATGAAACCAAGCATAGAAATAAACATTTCTAAACAGTCACCAGATATAGCCTGTGGGGTAGATACAGGTGGAGCAGGTGACCAAGGGGTAATGGTAGGATATGCAATAGCAGAGACAGAACATTATATGCCATTAGCACATGAAATCGCAACTAAAATATTATTAAGAGCAAATATGTTGAGAATGACAGGAACGTTTCAATATGCGAAGTCGGATATGAAATCACAAGTGACAATGGACAATGAAAAACAAAGAATAGATACAATAGTGGTTTCAATACAATATGAAGCGGATTATAACGAAAAAGAATTCAAAGATTTTATAACAAGATACATAATAGACCCAGTAGTAGCAGATTATAAATTAAACAAAGACTATAGATGCCTAATAAATCCAACAGGAGCATTTGTGATAGGTGGAAGTGTTGGAGATACAGGATTAACAGGAAGAAAAATAATTGCAGATAGTTATGGACCAGTGTGTAGCCATGGCGGTGGTGCATATAGTGGAAAAGACCCAAGTAAAGTAGATAGGTCAGGAGCATACATAACAAGAAAAATAGCAAAGCATATTGTGGCCTCTGGAATGGCAGAAATAGCAGAAGTAAAATTAGCATTTGCAATAGGAGTAGCCAAACCAGTAGCACTAGATATAGAATGCTATGGAACAGAAAATATAGATATAGAAATAATAAAAGCAGTAGTAAGAAATGAATTTGATTTAACACCAGCAGGTATTATAAAGGAATTAGAATTAAAAAAACCGATTTATAAAAGAATATCAGCATATGGACATTTTGGTATAAATGCAGTAGATATGCCATGGGAAAAATTAGATAAAATAGGAATATTCAAACAAGTATTAGAATTTCATACAAAACAAGAAAAAATAATAGAAAAATGTTTAGAGAAATATTTAGGAGGAAAGTAAGATGAAAGGAAAAGAATTAAAAGAAAAAAGAATAGCAATAACATCAAATGGTAAGCAATATAATTTAGCACTAGATATGAATGCACTATGTGAATTGGAAGATATGTATGGAGATATAAAGAAAGCAATAGGAAACTTCAAGGAAAAACCAATGAAAACAGTCAGGGCTTTTATATATTCGATGCTAAAGTCACAAGATGAGAAAATAACACTAATGAAAGCAGGAGCATTAATTGATACAAAGAATTTCAATCAAGTGGTGGATGCTATAACAGAATTAATTGAAGAAGCATTCCCAGAAAATGAAGAAACAGAAGATGAAGAAATAGAAAAAGAGGAAGAAGGAAAAAACGAGTAAAAGAGTCATCCACATTAGATTGGGAATGGCTCTTTTTTTTAGTAACACAGGTGTTGAAATACCCAGAAGAAAGATTCTGGACTATGACGTTAAAACAAATAAAAACAAGGTATAAAATACACCAAAGATTCAATGGAAATGAAGAAAATGAAATAGGCTATATTGATGAAATATTCTAAAGAGGAGAGTGAAAAAAATGGCGGAAAAGGAAATGAAGTTGAAACTATCGTTTGATGTCTCAAAGTTTGAAGAAGGCTTGAAAAAGATGGACAAAAATATGAAGTTACTAGATAGTCAAATTAAGGCTTCGACTTCAGCCTTTGAGTCATTCGGTAGAAATACAGATTCATTAAAGACCAAAGCAGATGGATTAAGCAAGAAGATTGAATTACAAAAAGAAAAGGTATCGGCACTAGCCGAAGCATATAATAATTCGGTAGCGGAAAAAGGAAAAGATAGTGATGCTACAAGAAAATTAGAAATAAAGTTAAATAATGCAACAACATCACTAAATAAAATGAAAACCGAATTAAAGTTAGTAAATGACCAATTAAAAAACCAGCCGTCATTATTAACAAACCTAAATAGTTCATTAGATAAATTCAACAACAAGTTATCCACATTAGGAACAAAAGTAACAAGTGTAGGAACGAAATTAACTGCAGGATTAACAGCACCGATAATAGCACTAGGAACAACAGCAGTAAAGTCAGTTGTTAGTTTTGAGGATGCATTCGCAGGAGTAGAAAAGACAGTAAATGGAACAGCCGAACAATTGGCAAACCTAGAAACAGGCATAAGGAATATGGCTAAAGAGATACCATCTAGCCGAGAAGAAATTGCAGGGGTAGCCGAAGTAGCAGGACAGTTAGGAATAGAAACCGATAATATATTAAATTTCACAAGAACAATAATCGATTTAGGAAATGCAACTAATTTAGTGGGAGAAGAAGGTGCATCACAGTTAGCAAAATTTGCAAATATAGTACAAATGAACCAAGGCAATTTTGATAGACTAGGAAGCACAGTAGTAGCATTAGGAAACAATTTCGCAACCACAGAAAAAGATATAGTAAATATGTCTACAAGACTTGCAGGTGCTGGTTCACAAATAGGATTAACCGAAGCACAAATATTGGCATTTGCAACAACACTATCATCAGTAGGGATTGAGGCCGAAGCAGGTGGTAGTGCCTTTTCAAAACTAATGATAAATATACAACTAGCAACAGAAAAAGGTGGAACAGAGTTAAAGAAATTTGCAGACGTTGCAGGAATGAGTAGTAAAGAATTTGCAAAAGCATTTAAAGAGGATGCAAGTTCTGCAATTGCTGCATTTATAAAAGGACTAGGGGATTCCGAGAAACAAGGAAAAACAACAATAGCCGTATTAGATGAAATGGGCATAAGTGAAGTGCGATTAAGAGATACGATGTTAAGACTTGCAGGATCAGGAGATTTGTTAAACAATGCATTAGAACTAGGTAGCACAGCATGGGATGAAAATAATGCACTAACAAATGAAGCAAATAAAAGATACGAAACATTGGCATCAAAACTAGAAATAATGAAAAATGTCGTTTCAGATGCTGGGATGGTAATAGGGGAAAAGTTAGTTCCACATTTATCAAAAGGAATAGACCTTATAAGTAATTTTGCAGAAAAGATAAGTGCATTAAACCCAGAACAAGTAGAGTTGTTAGTAAAAGCAATGATGGGATTAGTAACAATAGGACCAGCAGTAGCAGGACTAGGAAAATCAATGACTATACTAGCACCAATGTCTACACAACTTGGAAACATGATCCAAAAAGTAGAAGGACTAGGAACAAAGGGGATAGATTTAGGTAAAAAGTTTGGAACAAGTATTACAGAGGGATTAAACAAAGCAGGAACAGGAATAAATACATTCTTAGCAAAAGATAATAAAGTAAGTAATATGCTAAATGGATTGAAAAATAAAGCAGTTACATTTGGCGGAAGTTTCAAAGATGCTTTTTCAAGAATTGCAAATATACAAATTCCAGATAAGCAAATTAACATACCTTTTTTAGATAATATTATAACCAAGGTCAAAGGACTAGCACCACAGGTACAAACAGCATTCGGAAAATTAGGTGGGGTAGCCAACAAGTCATTAGTTAAATTGCAACAAATAAGTCAAATAGCATTAAAAATGGTAGGACCAGTAGCAATAGTAGGACTAGCATTAACAGGGCTAGGATTATTAGAGCAAAACTTCGGAGAACAAATACAACATTTCGCAGATATAGCAATACAACGAGGTCCGACAATACTACAAAATCTAGTAAGCGGAATAGTGTCTAAAATTCCAGATTTAATAAGTTTAGGTGTAGATTTACTAATAACGTTAACAAATACGATATCCGCTAATCTACCTATTTTGCTTCAAGGAGCGGTCCAGATAATAGTAGCATTGGCAGATGGAGTTTTATCTAACCTAGATAAAATAATAGATGCAATTTTAGTATTAACAGAAACAATTTTATTTTCAATAATTGAGAACCTCCCAATTTTACTAGAAACAGGACTAAAGATTTTAATGCGGACTAGTGGATGGGATAGTCAATAATATAGATAAAATTATTGATATGGCTATGAACCTACTTATGACAATTATAACTTTATTAATTACCAACCTTCCAAAAGTGATAGAGGCAGGAATTAAGATACTAGTAGCACTAATAGAGCGGACTTGCCAAAGCCATTCCAAAATTGATTGAATACCTTCCAACAATAATTGAAACAATATTTAAGGCATTCGGACAAATAGACTGGGCGGAACTAGGAAAAAGCATAATAAGAGGATTAGTAAGTGGACTAAAAGCATTGGGAAATTTAATATGGGATACATTAAAGGGAATAGGTCAAGCAGCACTAAATGGATTTAAGAAGATGTTCGGCATAGCATCACCATCAAAAGTATTTGAAGGATTTGGAGAAAACATTGATGAGGGATTCGTTCAAGGTATAGAAGCCAAAGAGAAAGATGTAGCAAATAGTCTTCAATCATTAAGGAATTTAGCAGATGGCTCATTCGAAAGCACATATGATTATAACCTAAATGTCATGAAAAAAGATTTTGATATAGCAAAAGTAGGATCAGGCAATAATATTTCAACAACAAATAATAACAGTAAGATAAACATTATAATTGAAAAAGTAGAAAACTATAGACAGCAAGATGTCAAAGAACTAGTAGATGAAATAAGTTTCTATTTGAAGAAAAATAAATTAGCATTGGGGGGAACATAATGGCACATTTTATATATAACGATATAAATTCAAAGTCTCTAGGAATTATAGTAAATATTTTACCAGAAAGAACAATACCAGTAGAAAGAAAAGAACTAATTACAATACCAGGAAAAGATGGATATTTAACATATAAAGAGGGAGCATACGAAAAAATAGAAAAGCAAATAGAATGTACCATTCCCAAAAATGCAAATATAGACAATATAGTAAAAGCATTAAAAGGAACAGGTAAATTAATATTGTCAAATCAGCCAGACCGATATTATGAAGCCGAAATAGTAAATGCTATACCATTTGAAAATATATTAGGATTAAGCAAAAGGTTTATAATTCCGTTTGAGTGTAAACCTTTCGCAAAATCCATAACAAAAACAACAAAGACACTCGCAGTCGGTACAAATAATATTAGTGTAAATGGAACAGGTAAAACATTTCCAATAATAGATATACAAGGCACAGGAACATTTAAAATAACAAAGGGTAGTACAATTATTAACTTGAAGGATATAGCAGGAAATATAAGAATTGATAACGAGTTAATGAATGCAACAAGTATAGATGGACTAACAAACCTAAATAGTAAAATGACAGGTAGTTTTATAAATCTAGAAAATGGAACAAATACAATAATAGTAGAAAAAGTTTCAGGCACACTAACATCGATAAAAATGGAATATCAGGAGGCCTGGTTATGATAGTGTTATATTCAGGAGATACAACAGATTTTGATAATAATGGACTAGGAATACTTACAGATGCAATAATAACCAAAACAACAGAAGAACTAAATGGTAGATACGATGTAGAGTTAGAATATTTATTAACAGGACAACATGCCGAAAAAATAGAAATAAACATGATTATAAAAGTAAATGTGGCAAATAAAAATCCACAATTATTTAGAATAAGGAATATAGATAAAAACTTAAAGACAATGCATATAACAGCATACCATATAACCTATGATATGAATAATAATTTCCTAGTAGATGTTGCACCAACAAATCAAACTTGTTTAGGAGCATTAGAATGGGTATTAGCAAGAACAGAAGAAGGGCATAGTTTTTCAGCAAAAAGTGATATAGCAACGTTACATACAGCAAGATATGTTAGAAAGAATTTGATGGAAGCAATCGCAGGAGCGGACAATTCGATTTTGAATACATGGGGTGGAGAATTAGACCGAGATAATTTTGTAATAACAATAAATAACGAAATAGGTAAAGACAAAGGTTACAAAATAATTTATGGAAAGAATTTAAGGGAAATAAAATGGACTATTGATATGACCGAAGTAACAACAAAGATATTACCACAAGGCAGAGATGCATTATTATTACCAGATTTGTTTGTAGAGTCACCAATAGCCAACAACTACCCAAGTAAGATTATAAGAAAAATTGAATTTGAAGATATAGGTGTAAACGAGGATCCAGAAGATGAAGAAACACCAATAACTTATGAACAAGCCTGTGAAATGCTAATAGCAGAAACAGAAAAATTATTTGAAGCAGGGATAGACAAACCAATAGTTAATATAGAAATAGACATGATAGAACTTTCAAAGACCGAGGAATATAAAGAGAAATACAAAGTTTTAGAAACTATAAATATTGGAGATATAGTAACCGCATATATACCAGAAATAAATGTAGATGTAAAATTAAAAGTTATTTCTATAGTATATGATTCATTAAAAGAAAAAATAGAAACAATAACATTAGGACAAAAAAGTGTTAACTATTTTGAAAAGCAAGAACAAACTACAAATAATAGTATAGAAGATATAAAGAACATACAAATCCCAACCGCATTAAAAACCGCAAAACAAACAGCAACAGGACTAATAAACTCAGCAATGGGAGGATATGTATATAAAACAAATTCGGAACTATACATTATGGATTCGGACAATTTGTTAGAGGCCAAGAAAGTATGGAGATGGAATATAAATGGGCTTGGATATTCAAGCACAGGTGTATATGGAGAATACCAAACAGCAATAACTGCAGATGGTCAAATAGTAGCAGATTTTATAACAGCAGGAAAATTAAGAGGAGATATAATTGAGGCTGGGAGCATTTCTATAAATTCTATATCTACAGGAGCAACCGATAAAATGGTAGTAGAAACAGGATTAGAAAACTTGATAAAGAATTCAAGTGGACTAAATTCGTACACATATTGGTCTATAACAGGTTCTAACCCTACAAGTGTAAATACACCAGACGTCAAAGAAAATACAGAAGCGGAAATGGGATTCAATTTAACTAATACAACGATGACACAAAACATTTCAATAATGCAAGGCAATACATATACAATAGCATTAAGAGTAAAAAAAGGCACAGGAACAAGTACAATAAAAATAGTACAAGCAAATAAAGAGGAACTAATATTAAGTGCAGGTGTAAATGAAACATTTGAATGGAAAACAATAACCAAAACATTTGTGGCAACAGGAAATCTAGTAACAATAAGTATAGCAAACCAAAACGATTATTTATTGGTAGCAGATATAATTTTGATAGATGGCGGTTACCCAAAAGTATGGAGTCCAGCATATGGGGAAATATATACACCAAACACAAAAATAGATGCAAATGGAATAGATATTTCAAACACGTCAAATAATAGTAAGTTTATAGCAAGTAATGAAAAAGTAGGAGTTTATAAAGCAGAAGAAATAATATTCGATGTTAATAATGAAACAACAACAGTAAAGAATTTAATAGTACGAGATGTAGAAGGCAGCATAGTTCAAGTAGGTAAAATAAGAGAAATAGTCCGCACAAATGGTGTGGACTACATTTATGTGGATTAATTGGGGGTGTAAAAAATGGCTTGGTCGGTACTAAAAGAGGGATGGACATCAGAATGGGATAAGATTTATATAACAGTAAAATATGAAACAGCCAGAAGCGGAACACAAGCAGGAATAAGATACAGAATTGAATATACAATAAAGACCAATTATTATTTTGGATATCCGTTAAAAGCAGATGTATATACAAAGGGAACTAAAAGAGAAGCGGTAACAGTAAAGGCGGTAAACCCAAATACTCGGAAGTGGTGCAGTAGAAACAGGATGGTATTGGCATGAAAATGGGTATTCAGATAATAACGTTCCGAATTGTAGAGTATATGTTTATGCCACATCAGGTGGCGGAGCAACATTTAATACAGGATATTATACATTAGTAGTACCACAAGGAGCAGTGGCATCCACAATATCCAGTTCGTTAGATTTTACAATAGGAAATAGTTTGCCGATAACAATTTCAGACGTAACAGGATTAGGATATACATACAAACTTTATTTATACATAAATGGAGTAGCAGATGTTGTAACAAAAGAAACCACATCAAAAAGTTTTACATGGACTTTTACAGAAACAGAAATACAAAATATATATTCAAAAGTCCCCACAGTAAACCAGGCGGAGTCAAAAATATATTTAGATACATATTACAATGGAACATATATAGGTGGAACAGTAAAAACAGGAACGTGCTATGTTACAAATTCCAATCCCACAATAGCAGGATTCACATATAAAGACATTAGTGTTGCAACTAATATAACAGGAAATAACCAAAAATTGCTACAGAACAAGTCGGAAATACAAATAACAGTAGGAACGATATCAGTAAAGAATGGAGCAACATTCTCTAAATATTCGGTGCAAATAGGAAATAGAATGTACGAAAACACAAATAATGTAATAAATATAGGAACAACAACAGGGGAAGAAAGCATAGTGGTAAAAGTTATAGACAGTAGAGGTAATTATGCTAGTATAACAAAGACCATAAGATATTCAGGAGGAAATATTACATTAGTTCCATACCAAGAACCTATAATAGAAAACTACACAGCGGTCAGAGCAGCGGCAGGAACAAGCAGCACAGTACAAGTGATAGGAACTGCCAAGGTAGCACAAATAATGAAAGATACAACACATTATTTGGTAAAAGGTAGGTATAAGGAGTCACCAGATGGAAGTTGGAGTTCATATATAACACTAACACATACGATAGACACAGCAGGAAATATAACAATTTCAACAAATCTAGGAAACCTAGATATAAACAAGTCATTTGTAGTAGAACTTGCGATAGATGATTATTTTACAACCGCAGCCCAACAGTATGTAGTAGCAAGTGCGAAGATGCTACTTTCATTGAGAAAAAATATGGTTGGTATAAATAAAATACCAGAAGCCAACAAAGGAGCATTACAAGTTTCAGGCGGAGCAAATATTGAGGCTGGACTCGCTATAACAGGCGGACTAACAGTAGATGGAAAAGACATAGGAAATGTGTCTACAGAAAAAACAGGTAGCATAAAGATATGGGTACATGGATATGCAACAATACCAGAGGGATGGATGAAAGTAGAAGGACAGGCGGTATCTAGAACAACATATGCAGAACTATATAATTTGATAGGAACGATGTTCGGAGCAGGAGATGGTAGTACAACATTTAATGTGCCAAATATGATGGGTAGAGTGCCAGTAGGATACAATGGAAGTGATTCGGATTTCAATGCAGTTGGAAAAACAGGTGGAGCAAAAACACATACATTGACAACAGACCAAATGCCAGTTCACTCGCACAGCATTTCAAGTTCAGGTGCTCATACACACACATTTACAGGATGGCTACAGACCAACACAAATGCTGGTACAACATATCGTTCAATATCCAACCTTAGAATTTCATCGGATGGAACAGCAACACCTGCAAGTATGAATAGTTCAGGCGGACATACCCACTCACCAGCAAATGCAGGTAGTGGAGGCGCACATAATAATATGCAACCATACATTGCATTTTTGTGGATCATGAAATATTAACAAGGGGGAAATAATATGGCATTAAAAAAAGAGATGATAGATGAGTATGGACAAAGAACAGATTACCATAGAATATCGAAAATAGAATGTGACTATAACCAAAAACAATTACATATATACATTGAAAGTTATACATCGGAAGATTATAGAAACATAGAAAAGCAAGAAGAACAAATAATAACTAAAGAGGCAAAATCAATAAAGAGGAAGAAATTAGATGAAGAAGCAAGAAGAAAACTAATGAAAGAAAATGAAGCAAAAGAGATTCAACCAAGGAACTTGAAAACTTGTAAATACACATTACCTTTTAACGATATTTTCAGAAAGAAAATATATAAAAGAGTCATTGCAGAAATAAAAGACTTTGAAGAAGCAGAGGGGGTGTAAAAGTTGGAAGAAGTAGTAAAAATAATATTAGACGCAGGAGGACTAGTCGTGTTGGCTGGTCTATTTGTTTTTTCATGGCTACAAGACCGAACAAAAACAAACAAGACCCTGGAAGAATTAAGCAAGTCTAATAAGAATATAGCGGATGCATTAAACATACTAAAAATGAGTTACGATTTGCAAAAAGAAGAACTAGTTAAACAAAACAATAAATTAGATGCAATACATGAAGATATAAAAGAAATAAAGATAAGAGAGGGATTAATATGAAAGAACAATTAAAAAAATTATTAAAAGTAAAAACAATAATAACATTGATGGTAGTAATAGTTTATTGCTACCTAGCAGTAACCAAAGCGGTGCCAGTAGACCAGTACACCACAGCAGTAATGATGATATTAACATACTTTTTCAATAAAGATCATGTTGATAAATAAAGAAAGGGGGAATAACCAATGGATGAGAACCAAGAAAATGTGAACTGCCAAGCAGGAGAAATTGAAGAAGAAATATAAGGGGGAAAATAAAATGAATGTATTAAAATCAAAGAAAGAATTATTAACATTAGGATATGGGAAAACTACATTACAAGGAAACCCATATAACCACACAGGATTAGATTTTGTGAAACAAGGATACCAACTAGATGGTATAATAGCAGGAGCAACAGGTAAAGTAGTTGCAATAAGAAACAATGTAGCAGGAGTAGATAAGTCAGCAGGATATGGTAATTATATAAAACTAAAACACAATGATGGCTATGAAACATTATATTGTCATTTGAAATTAAATTCAATAAAAGTAAAAGTAGGAGATATAGTAAAAGCAGGAACAGAAATCGCATATATGGGAGCAACAGGATTTGTGACAGGTGCTCATCTACATTTTGAAGTAAGAATAAATGGAAAATGTGTAGACCCAACACCATACATGAATAACACAAAAACAATACCAGGATATGCAGAAGAAAATAATACACCAGCACCTGCAGGAGAATATATGGATTATAAAATAAAGAGCGGAGATACGCTTTCAGAAATAGCACAAGCATATGGAACTACTTATCAAAAACTTGCAGAAATAAATGGTATAGAAAATCCGAATTTGATAATAGCAGGAACTACAATAAAGGTACCAGTAGTAAAAACAAGAAAAGTAAAAGTAATAGCAACTAGAGGATTAAATTGTAGAAAAGGGCCAGGATTAAATTATGCAGTAATAAAAGCATATAAATATGGAGCAAACCTAGAAATAATTGAAGAAAAAAATGGCTGGGGAAGAACAGCAGATGGCTGGGTATGTTTAGATTATGTGCAATAAAGGAAACCTATGGAACTAATAATTCCATAGGGCTTTTTTTATTGCCAAAACAAAGAGTTATGTCGATTGACAAAATTCGACAAATAATACATACTAATAGTGTTATAATAACGATGGAGAAAGGGGAGTATAAGTGTGGAAAAAAATATAAAAGTAATAATAGCGGATGATACAGAGATAATAATAAAAACACTAGAACTATACCTTAAAGAATGTGGAAATGTGGAAATAGTAGGAACAGCAACTAATGGACAAGAAGCCTATAATTTATACAAGGAAAAGAAACCAGATGCAATATTAACAGATATGCAAATGCCTATAATGACAGGACTAGAATTAATAGAAAAGATAACAAAGGAAGATAAAGAACAAGTAAGAGCAGTGTTAATAACAGGAGAAAGCAGCCCAAGTATATACACAAAAGCACATGAATTAGGAATTGAAAAAATAATAAAAAAACCATTTATGAAAGAACAAATATTAGAAATAATAGAAGAACTAAAACAACCTAAACCAGAGATTAAAAAAGTAGAGCAAGTAGAAATAAAATATGAAAAGAAAAATTGGATAGAAAAAATATTTAAAAAGCAGGGGTAAATTACTCCTGCTTTGAATGCTTTTCAATAGCATCAAGAATAAGGTTTACCGCTAAAGAAAAACCCTCCTTAAAATATTGGTCTAATAATTCACTATTTGCACGACCAGAAGAGTCCAGATAATTATCTAGAAGTTCCTTTTCATGAGAATTTAAAAGTTGGATTAATTGAGAATAATGGGTAGAGGCAGAGTCCATATTTTTTTTGTAAGATTTAGAAGTCGGCGGTTTCATAGCCACACCCTCGTATTCTTGATTAAATACTTTTAAGATAATACTTTTTTTATCCAAAACAATCACCTCCTATAGTTTGTTGTATGTTAACTCTCGTGAAAGGATTAATCAAGTCATTTTAGAAAAAATATATTTAAAATATAAAAAAGTATAAAGATTTTTCTTTATGCTTTTTGTTTTTATAAAAGCATCATAAAATATCATAAAATAATAGCCATTATAATTCATAATTCGACAAATTCCGCAGTGTAAAAAGTATAGAACTAAAGTAGTGGGATTTGTATTTTATAAATGTAATAACAAAAGAAGAAGTAGATAAAAGATGAATCCCCTTTTCTAAAAGAAAGGGGGTGACAATATGCAAGATAAATACATAAGAGCAAGTTTTACTAATTATATAAGTAGAGTAATAAAAAATACAGCAATAGATTATTTCAAGAAAGAACAAAAAAAGAAAGAAAATATAATTTCAATATATGCTATAGATGAGAGCATCTGTGTTAGTCAGGAAACTGACGAGACAGGTGTGCTTTTTTTTATGGAAGAATTGAAAAAGGACTATAGTAATTTAGAAATAATATTTCAAGAAGAAAAATACTATAATGCAATGAAAGATTTAAAAACAATACAAAAACAAGTTCTTTATTATTCTATACTAGAAAAATATTCAGCAGAACAAGTTAGTAAAATACTAGATGTTTCAATAGACAATGTATACCAACTAAAGAAAAGAGCAATAGAAAAGTTTATAGCAAATTTGAAAGGAGAATAAAAATGGAAGATGAAATATTTGTTAAAACATTAAAAAAAGCAATGGAAGGAAATTCAGAGGCCATACAAACAATAATAGATGAATATGGAAATTTGATTAATAAGTATAGTTGCCACAATGGACAAGTAGATGAAGATTGCAAGCAGCATATTAAAGAGGCAATAATAAAATCATTAAAAAAGTTTAAAAAATTGTCAGATTCTTAATTACAAAAAAGCCTTTATATATAGAAGCGTGAAAAACTTCTATAGCACCTTGAAAATTGAATAAAATATCAGAATAACAAAATAATGAAACTTGCACCTGGCTATCGTGATGACAAGGGGTGCCCTCCACAGAGATGGGGGATGGGAGCCAGAACCCATATGAGTATAAACTAATATACTATTTCTGATATAAAAAATAAATTAAATAAGGAGCAAAAAAATGAATAATGAATATAAAGTAATTGAGATATTTGATAATAAAGAAAAAGAAATAGAACAAGTATTAGCAGAGGCATTTATAGGCTACCTAAATATAGTAACAGAAACAAAAGAAAGTGTTAGGTAACTCCCTAAAATGCTGGACTTATCAACGATAACATGATATTGTTTAGTAGGGAGGTTACCTTGTCTAAAAGGAGGATAGAAAATGATAGGTAGCCAAATAAATTGTAGAGCAGGATTATATTTAAGACTTTCAAACGAAGATGATAATAAAAGAGAAAAAGAAGAAAGTGGAAGTATAACAAATCAAAGGGCTTTACTAACAAAATATGCACAAAAAAATGGAATAAGAATAATAGATGAATATATAGATGATGGATATTCAGGAACTAGTTTCGATAGACCGAATTTCAAAAGAATGCTAGAAGATATAAAAAGAAATAGAATAGATGTTGTAATAACCAAGGATATGTCAAGACTAGGAAGGGAACATATAGACACTTGTTTTTACATTGAGAAATTCTTTCCAGAAAATAATATAAGATATATTTCAGTATTAGATGGGATAGATACAGCACTAGATGATGGGATAAATGATATAACACCTTTTAAGGCAGTATTAAATGATATGTATGCTAAAGATATTTCAAAAAAGATTAGAAGCGTAAAAAGAAATAGAGCAGAAGCAGGTTTGTATATGGGAACTTATGCACCATATGGTTATAAAAAAGACCCAGAGAACAAGAACCACCTTATTATAGACCAAGAAGTCGCACCAATAGTCAAAAGGATATTTGAATATGGAGCAAGGGGAATCGCACCAATGCAAATAGCATATATATTAAGTAGAGAAAACATCCCAACACCAGCAACAGTAGTAGGAAATAAACATAGTAGAAGAAATGAGTTTTTGAGGAAAGATTGGAAAGCAAACGTAATAAGAAGAATGCTAGAAAACGAACTATATATAGGTAATATGGTATTAGGGAAAAGCAAAAAGGTAAATTATAAATCAAAAAAGATAGTTCAATTAAAACAAGACCAATGGCTTATAACTAAAAACACACATGATCCAATAGTTTCAAAAGAAATATTCCAACAAGCAAAACTACATTTAGCAAGTAGAAAACTAACAAGGACAAAAGAACATACACCAATATTAAAAGGAATGATAACTTGTAAGGAATGTGGAAAGAAATTAGGAATAATACCATACAAAAACAAATCAGGAAAAACAATATTATATTTCAGATGTAATACATATGCATCAAGCCCATTGTCTAGGTACTGCACACCACATACAAATAATATAGAAAAAGTAACCGAAATAGTGGTGGAACGAATAAAAGAAACTTGTCAAAAATATATGGATGAAAAGAAATTCCAAAAGATAGCAAAAGATAATATAATAGAAAAAACACTAGAAGAAGAAAGAATATTAAAAGTACAATCATTAAAAAACGAATTAAGAGGTTTAGAAAATAAAATAGATAGAATATACGATGACAAGTTAAACGAAATTATAAGTGAAAAAGATTTTACTAGACTATATGATAATTATTCCGAAAAAAGAAAAGAAATAGAACAAAAGATTAAAGAGGTAGAAAAGCAAGAAATAAATGAATACGAAAAAGTAGATATAGATAAAATAGTTAAAGAGTTTATTAACATGAAAGAAATAACACCAGATATGATAGTTAGGCTAGTAAGCAAAATAGAACTATCACAAGATAAAGAAATATTTATACATTATAGATTTAAAGAATTAGAAAAAAGTAACCCCTTGTCATAACGAACAGTTACTACAATAATTATTATGATAATCTTATCTGGAGCTATTATTTTAACAATAAACAATGTTAGAATAATACCACAAGCAGAAAATGTAGTAGATGAAACCAATTTAGAAGAAGTACAAACAATAGCGTCACTTATATGGTCAGATGCGTTTGTAGATCCAAATGTAGAAAAGACACAAGAGGGATTAGAAGAAGCCGTTTTTGCAGGTTTGCAAAAAGAAGGTATAGATACAAACCAGTATATTATTACTGTAAATGATGAGGGCGTAAAGGTAAGAGCTGTTAGCGGATGGGTAACAGAATTTATAGATGGTGTACCAATCCCAAAAGGATTTGTCGCATCTGAGGCCGATGGTGAAAAAACTAAAGAGGATGGTCTTGTCATATATGAAGGAGGAGCATCGGTAACAGATGCAAATGTAGAGACAGCAAAAAGGACAAGAAATCAATACGTGTGGGTTCCGGTAGAGAATTTTAGTGATTTTAAAACCAAAAACTTTTGGCCTGTAGGTGATCTATCATATGGATATTTCTACAACTTGTGGGAAATAGATTTAGATGAAGCAACAAACATGCCATCTACGATTCAAAATACAAATCGTGTTACAACAACAACACTGGAAGAAGTCCAAGCCATGTATGAAAGTGTAAAACAATATAAAGGTTTTTATATAGCGCGTTATGAGGCTGGACTAGATGTGGGAAGTCATAAGACAAGTGATGATGGAGTAATAATAAAAGCAGTGCACTCAAAAATGAATAAAGCACCATATAACTATGTAAGATGGACATATAATCATATAGATGACAATAATAACGCATTAAATGAAGATACAGGTGGAGCGGTGGAAGTTGCAAGAAGCATATATCCACAGGCTAACGATAGTTATGGAGTGGTATCTACATTGACGTATGGGGTGCAATGGGATAGTGTATTACAATGGTGGATAGAGACAGAGGCAGTAGAAAGCGTGACAATAAGTACATCATATGGGAATTATAGAGATAATGAAATAGAACTAAAA